TTTGTTTCCGAATCCTGATAAGCCATTCGAGTCGCTGAATGCGGCTCTGTCTGAGTTGGTCTAAATAATTTGTCATGTCGGCCTCCTTTTCAGATATTGGTGCTGGGATAGTGTGCTCGGATTCTTTCGCCCATACCACCGATATTTATAGGACACACACTATCCTGTTACTGTACCCGCATGTGGCGGGCCAGCTGTTGGAGCGGCTCCCTGCTTTGCTGGCTCATGCCAGTCTTGAACGCGATATATCCAAAACGTAGCAAGGATGATCTCCGTATCCAGCCTGGCGGGGTGCATCCCGTTGGTCCTGGCTGGGGATATTTCATAGCATGCACGCCAGCCGCTCTGACTTGCATCCACCGATTTCTCGGCGGAAGATCTCCTCCTACACATGGTAGGCGAGGCTAGTTTGAGGCGGGCCAGGTCGCTACCGATGCTCGATGCTACGGTGTATCCGTCCACCGCCAGACGACTTCAGTAATCCCGCTAGGGGATGCAAGCCCCGAGCTACGCCTCACCGACGACGGCCCCTCGCTGCCGCCTCAGTGGACCTGCCGGAATCTGCCTCCGGGTCATCCGCTACCCCCTACAACGGAGCGAATACTAGTCAGGCCCGTTCGTCTTCTTCTCACATAATCACGATTTGCTGTTCGACATTCTTCACAACGACATTGATAACGTTTGTACATTGTTATGCATCCATGAGTTACATTGCGGGGATGATGTATTTTCTGATGGCAAGATATGCAAAGAATGTCACATTTAGCAAGTTCTTTTTTCATTCGATCAGAAGACCAACTCCAAAAACTGTGAGATATTTTCTCTTTAGGATTTCGATGATGTAAATTCAAGTTTTCCGTTGATCCGCAAAGTTCACATTTCTTTTCCATTAGGAAACAATCTCTGCGTTGTTGTATCCATGATCTTTGATATTCTCTCTGTTTATTTTGATCTTTATATGGCATGATTATCCTTTCAGGCCCAATTATTAAGGTGCTTGCCTGCCCACAACGTCCAGTCAGGTCTGCCCGAGGCGTTGCCGGTTACTCCGGATTTGGGGAATTATCCCGTCGCAATTGATGTTAGACATCATCATCTTTCGTTGCACGGCGCAATGACGTATCAGCAGGCTTGGCCTGTCCCTTGTCTGCTCCAAAGTCTCGTCAGGGACGGTAGTCATTCTCCCTGTGCTGGGAAGCTCCACCAACTACGCCCGGAGCTCAGGCTGCACACATTAAGACGCATCGCAGACTTTGTTTAAGACTGCATTTCAGCAGTCCCCTGTCATGCCGCCCGTGTAACCTGGTATCACCACTAAGATTTTTCCGGGCGGCAACCCGGCGCGCCGCTGGCTCAGACGCTTGGCGACTGGCCTGGCGGGCGCGCTAGGCTTAAGATTTTTCCGGGCGGCAACCCGGCGCGCCGCTGGCTCAGACGCTTGGCGACTGGCCTGGCGGGCGCGCTAGGCTGTTGCTGGCTTGTCTCCGTTATTACCGTCAAGGCCACTCTTTAGTTGCTTGATCTGGATGCTCATTACTATTGATCGCCCGCCCTGGGTAACGATAATCTTGGCTCTGCTCTCTGCATTATCCATCAACCCCTGGCAGATGTTCGCCAATGTAGTCTCGGGTATCTTTTGGTATTCCTCAAATGATCCCAGGCGAACACCAATCCGAGGCTCCCATACAATATATTTCTTGTACTTCTCGGCAGCACGTAGGCAGATTTCAGACCAGTTATTCAGGATGAATCTTTCATCTGGCGGGGCTATTGCCTCGATGTCATAGATAGGATCATAGTCAGTTTGCATGATCCATCCAGAACGACGCGCAATGTTGGGAACGATCTCGCGCTTTACAATACATTCTCCAGGATTCTTTTCCTTGAATCTTTCAAATGCCTCGATTGTTGCTTTGACCGCAATTTGTAGGCGCGTGCTGTTTTTCTCTTTTAGCCTCATGTAATTTCCTCTAGCTCTTCTCGATATGTTTTTAGTAGATCGATGAGCGAGTCAATCTTGCGAATGGTAAAGCGGGCAGCCTCTGGCGAGTACTTGCCATACTTCACAAGGACTGCTCCTTTTCTGGCAATCTCTGCGTAAAGCTTGGTGGCATCTAGGAACTCTTTGACGGCGAAGTCCCAGGCTTGCATATCCCGCCGCTCGTCTCGTTCCTTCTCCCAATCGCTTCGCTCTTGGGCGATCTTGACACCCGTGTCCATCTCAACGCGATGGATGGAGCGCCGGAGGATGTCAGCCGATGTATCGCGGCTAACAACTGGCGCTTTCAGGACAGCTTGCTTTACTTCGGGGGTGGGGGCGTCACGGTAGGCTTGGGCAACTTCACGGGTTTGTGATTGTGTCAATCTATCTTCAACAGACTTTACTGCAACTGCTTTTTTTGCTTCAATGTCATTACCAAGCACAGTCTGGATATCCATAATTTTCTTTACTCCACCATCATCGCGCGATGATGTGGCTTCGATATCAAAGATTTTTCTCAGTTCATTTTCTCGTCCGACCGTTCCCCATCCTGACAATGTTCCAATTGATACAGTTGAGCGCCTTGATATTTCTGCTTGACTTAGACCTAAATTAATTAATCGTTCATACCATTCGACTTTGTCTTTTGTGCTCATATCCTCACTGGACAGGTTCTCAATCCCCGCCTGGATCAGGTTATTGACTTCGTCCTGTGGAACTACGACGGCGTCGATCTCTTCCCACCCAGCACGGCGGGCGGCTTCTACACGGCGATGACCCCATACGATCATGTAGCCGTTACT